TGAATCACCTCCTATTATTATGGTTTAATAATAGCACAGAACGTGCACAAGCGCAAGCACAAAAAGTGCACTATCGTTGCAAGCACATTTTGTGCACAATGCGAATGGATTTCCCTTTGTGTTTCGAGTACAATAAGTGCACAGAAAGGAGGTGGCATTCCAAATGGATAACAAAGCTATCGGCCAGAAGCTTCGTGCTTTACGCGGCACCTTGGATGCAAAATCCGTTGCAGATGCGCTTGAAATTAGCACGTCTGCGCTCTTTATGTATGAGCGCGGCGAACGCATTCCCCGAGATCAGGTCAAAAAGCGCATTGCCCACTACTTCGGCAAAACCGTCGAAGAAATTTTTTTCGCCGAATGAGCACATATTGTGCTTGAGCAACATTTTCAAAGGAGGTGAAGAAGATGAAACAGCCTAATTTTCAGGAAACAAAATCCGCCAGAGTGATTCAAGTCATTGAGACTGTCTCTCTGGCGGGAGATGGCACGGATACGAATCCGGTCTATGAAGTTCATCAGTACTGGACTCTGGACGGCGATCTGCTGGCAAAGAATGACCCGTTCAGTCAGGATGACGTTCATCCTGCTTCTTCTCGTCAATAACGAGGATTTCCCGGTACAGTTCTTCACGCTCGTGTCGGGCAATGTACCAGTCTTTCAGAAGCAGTTCCAGTAGTCTGACCAGTTTTTGTGCTTCGCCCGGGTCAATATCGACGATCATGTTCACATCCTTTTCCATGTGAGCGCCGATATTTCCTAAGCGTCTGACCCCATTGAGTACCTTATACTGGTCGGCGGGAATCTTGTCCTTGATAAGGTCGATTTCACTCGCAAGGTTTCCGGCTTTGACATTCCAGAAGTCCCGAATCATACCTTGCAGGCACCGCCGTGCCAATGTAGCCGATGCTTTTGGACTTACATCCAGAATTGAGCAGGCTTCCACATAATCTCTTCTGATTGCTTCTGGAATATAGTCCGGCAATACCATTCCGGTATACGGTGGATAGTTGAACAAAAAAAGTCCCTTGCTGCTGGCAAGCTGTACGGAATATTCGTGACAGGATGGACAGTAGTGGTAGGTCACCGCAATGTCTGCGCTGATGCAGGAATAGTCGCACACCTTTTCGAAATCCTCTTGGTCATGCCAAAAACTTATTTTCCGTTCTTTGGTATTGTCTGACGTTTGGTAGAATGAGACACCGCAATGCGGACATTTGTATTTTTCAGACACCTTATAAACATCTCCCTTCCACTTTATTTTACCGCAGAAGGGAGCCAAGCACAAGGAGGCACAAAATCACATGAACGACTTACAAATCTTCTCCAACCTCGAGTTCGGGCAGGTGCGCACCGTCGAGCTTGACGGCCAGCCGTGGCTCGTCGGCAAGGACGTTGCCGAGGCACTGGGGTACAAGAACACCAAAGACGCCCTCGAGCGTCACGTCGATGATGAGGACAAGCGCCAGAACGATGGGGTCGTGATTCACGACTCCATCGGACGCGAGCAGCACCCCGTCATCATCAACGAGTCCGGCCTTTACAGCATGATCCTGAGCAGCAAGATGCCGAAGGCCAAAGCCTTCAAGCGCTGGGTCACAAGCGAGGTGCTGCCCGCCCTGCGCAAGAACGGCGTGTATGAGACCGTCAAGGCCCAGCAGCACATTGAGCAGCTGGAAGCCACCAATGAGCGTCTGACCGCAGCCATTCAGGCTGTCAGCACCGCAAAGGAGCAGCTTGCAGAGGTCACTGACCTGCGCAATGACTTCATCAAGCACCGCGACGATTACAAAGCCCGCTTCATTCAGGCCAAGGCCAACTATGGCAAAATCTGTGACAGCCTCCGTCAGGCCGAGGGCCTTGTGCAGCGAGCACAGGCCGAGCTTGACAGCCGCATTGACCAGTTGAAAATCGTCGCCTTTGGCCTGCCCGCGTTCGACCAGATCATGGCCGACATCTTCACCACCGAGAAAAAGGAGCGACCACTATGAGGAAACATACTCCTCCCGTCCCTTCTACCCCATTCATGAACGTCCGTGATGCTGCCCGGGCCACCGGGCTTTCGGAATACTACCTGCGCAAAGAGCTTGCTAAAGGCACCATTCCTCACCTCAAGAGTGGCCGGTGCATCATGATCAACGTCCCCGCCCTGCTGGTGCAGCTGGGTGTGCCGCAGAAATAAAAAGGAGGCATCCGCATGAGAATCAAATCTGGCATCTGGTACTGGCTGGCGGTGGCCAGCGGTGCCGTCGGGATGCTGTATGCGCTGGGCTTTGCAGGCAGCATCGAAGCCCTTGGCGTCATCTCCGACACCGACTTCATCACCGCGATGGTGCTGCTGTTGCTGGCGCTGTTCTTTGCCCGGCTGGGCGACCATGCCGCAGAGCGCGAAGTGCAGCGCCGCAGGTACATCGACCGCCGCCACGCCCGCCCCCAAGAGCCGGAGTACCGGCAGAACCGGAGGGACGCATGAAGACCAAGCGCATGAAAAAGCTCCTGATGGGCATGGGCCTGTCCCGCAATCAGGTGAACCACATGGTCAAAGAGCAGCGGTTGAAAGGCTCTTCCAAAATTAGCAATGCAGCCTATTACTACGCTGTCAACCGCAGTCTTTCCAAGCCATGCTGGCGTGACTGGCTGCCGTATGTCAAGAGCCTTGTGCTGGAGTGAAGCACATGACGAGTAAACAAAAAGCCCGTCGGTGCTGGAACACCGGCGAGCCTGCAAAGGGATGATGGTTTTCCTAGCCCATCACCCCGAAGAATAACACACTTTGGAGGTTTTAGCAAGTGGACATTATTTGTAGAAAACTCGCCAACGAGATGATCTACGCCTACCACTACGGGCGATTCTGGCGCTGGGACGAGGGGCGGAGCATCTGGAAGGAGAGCCACCTGATGGCCCAGAAGTTCGAGCGTGCCAAGGCCGCGCTCAAGACACTGACGCCGGAGGTATTCTTCTCCGATGGCGCGGAGTTCGCTCTGCTGGATGAGTACGAGATCAGCTTGGAAATGACTGCCGCCCTCAGGGACGCCAAGCCCTGTAAGAACGCACCGGTAGACCCGGTGGAGGAGGAATCTTCCTCGGATGCTCCTGCTGCCTGTATCTGCTCTACCTGCACCTGTGGCGGGTGCAAAGAAGAATGCTTCGGAAACTGCCGCAGCTGCGGCCACCCCGTGCAGGAGTGCAACAGCTACCAGACCGAAGGCGAAAAGCATTTGACTCCCGCTCACTCTGAGGATGTTGCCGAACCGTTCGGCAATATCCCCGCCGCCCCCACCTTTGACTTTTCCGCTCTGGGGGAGCTGTCCGGGCAGGCCGCAGACGCCGACCAGCAGTTTGATTTGCATTACGGCGCGGCGCAGGACGAATACCTAATTTCCTGCATCTACCTCGCCCGGATCCACGCTCTGACTGCCAAGGCGGGCCGGTATGGCGGCGGTACATGGACAAAGTGGTATGAGAGCAAGGGACTCAGCGAAGGCAGCGCCCGCACGATGGTCAAAAACGGTGACGCTTTTAATTCCGCAACTGTTGCGGAATTAAAACAGCTGCCCGAGTTGACCCGCAAAGATTTGAACCTCATCGCCCGCAGCGGCTGCGCTGGGCAGCTGGTCGAAGCCGCCGGAGACAACCAGCGGGTGCAGGAGCTGCTGGCCCAACTCAAGGCCGAGAAAGACCGTGCCGACACCGCCGAGAAGTCCGCTCAGAACGCTCGCAAGGAAAATGCCTATTTCAAGGAGCTGGTGAAAAGCGCCGAAGCCCAGACCTCTAAGGACGCGGAAAAGCGGGAGGAAGCAGAAAGCCGCTATGAATCCGCTCTTGCCGACATCAGCGGCCTGAAAGAGCAGAACGCCCAGCTGAAAGAGCGCGTCCGCAATGCCGAAGAGGCCCTGAAGCACCAGCCCATCGTAGGCATCGTCGATGAAGAAGAAGTTGACCGCCGCGCTGCAGAAAAGGCATGGGGCCTTGCAGATGCCCGGAACGCCGAACTCGCCAAGGACAACGCAGACATGAAAAAGCAGATAGCAGCTCTCAACTCCAAAATCAGCGACGCTGCACAATCTGATTTCGAGAATGCAAACAATATTGCCTTCTTCTGCCGCCGCGCATGGGACACCGGCAAGGGCAGTTACTCCCGCCTGGTCGGCGAAGACTTGGAAACGACCTTTGCCAGCTTATGTGAAACATTGAACAGCATCCGTGAGGAAGCTGCACGGCTCTGCCGTCAACCGCCGGAATATGACGGAGGTGAGGAAGATGAGTAATCCGCTTGCCCGCAGAGCCCGCATCAAGGATCTTTCCAACAAGGCCGAGGGCATTTTCCAGTACGTCGGGAACGACAATGTGCTGTTCCGGCTCATCAGTACCGGCAACAAGCTCACCAGCGACGTCAACTATGCTGTGGCTCTGTTCACCGGCTTCGCCCGCAGCCATCAGCTGGGCAGTCAGGAGACCCGCCGCACAATCGACTCGATTTATCGCCGGGTCGGTGAGCTCATGTGCCTCATCGACATCGTTCATGCCGCTGCTGGCGAAGAAATCATGCCTGAGCCGTATGAATCCATAGATTTTTGTTACATGACCGAGTACCGCACCATGCTACGGGAGGCCGTCATTCGTGGGATGCCGGACAACTACAAAGGCCCAGCGCAGAACCCCTACACTGTCAGCCTTGTGCAGCCGGGCGTTGGCTACGGCGATGGTTACACACTGGACGAGTACGATGACGATTTCTTTGCCCGTTTCACTTGCCAGGAAGAACCCCGGGACCGGAAGCTCGTCTTCCGTTGCACCAAATCCGAGCTTGACGCCATCAAGCGTTATGCAAATATCATCGATATTAAATTTACCGAGGAGGATATTCACCATGCCTGAGAAAATGAACCAGACCCCTATCGAGATGCTTGACCAACATGTCACCCCGCCCGCAGAGATGCCCGCACCTGCTGCACCTGCCACCCCTGCCCGTCAGAGCTACGCCGAGAAGGTGCAGGGCCTGACCATTGACGAGCGCAACTGGATGCTTGCAAAGTCCAAAGCCGCCGCGATGGCACAGCTGCCCGAAGGTTTTCTGCCTCAGACCTACACTGGCAATCCCGGCGCGTGTGCCATCGCCTGCGAGATGGCCCTTCGCATGGGCGTTTCTCACCTCTTCGTCATGCAGAACCTTTACGTCGTCCATGGTATGCCCACATGGAGCGGCAAGAGCTGCAAGGCCCTCATCGACAACAGCGGCCAGTTTGCAGGCCGCACCCGCTACCGCATGGAGGGCGAAGAAGGCACCGACAACTGGGGCTGCCGCCTGATCGGCGTGGACAAGCTCACCGGCGAAAAGGTCGAAGGTCCGAAAGTCACGGTCAAGATGGCAAAGGATGCCGGGTGGTGGAACAAGAATGGCAGCTACTGGCCCAAAATGACCGAAATGATGCTCAAGTACCGCGCCGCCGCTTACTTTGCCCGCGCCGAGTGTCCGGAGGTCCTGATGGGCGCCAACATCGACTACGAGGTAGGCGCTGGCGACGCCGAGGAAGAGGGTGCGGCCCATGCTTAATGTTGTTGCGCTGATGGGCCGTCTGGTCTACGACCCGGAGCTCAAGACCACCCAGAACGGCACCAACGTGTGCAGCTTCCGCATCGCAGTTGACCGCAGCTTTACCCGGCAGGGCGAAGAGCGCAAGGCCGATTTTATCGACGTCACCGCGTGGCGGCAGACCGCCGAGTTCGTCTGTAAGTATTTCCAAAAGGGCAGCATGATCGCCATCGAAGGCAGCTTGCAGACGACCTCGTATCAGGACAAGAACGGCAACAATCGCACCAAGGTGGAGGTCGTCGCCAGTAACGTGAGCTTCTGCGGCAGTAAGGCCGCAGAGCGGGCTGTCGTGAAGGATTTTGACCAGCAGACAGCAAATCATGTTCAGCAAGCAAAGGCCGCACAGAGCGCTCCACAGGCCCAACAGACCAGTTTTGCCAGCCAGAGCTATCGCGCCGAACGCAAATCACCCGACGGTCAGCCGGTCGCTGTCCCCGACGCAGAAGCACACGATTCTGATGGCTTTTCCATCATTGATGACAGTGACGACCTCCCCTTCTGACCGCTGCCGCTGTGCTATCTGGCGATACGGGCGTTCCACTCGAAAGGAGGTCAGTCCGTGGGCATCGACCCTTCTCGCGGCTTCGTTGCCATCCCGCGCGGCCTGACCGACTGGGAATGGTATTCGGAACCCAACACTGCCCGGCTGTTCATCCACTTGCTGCTCACCTCAAACTGGCAGGAAAAGCAGTGGCAGGGCATCACCATCCACCCCGGTGAGCTAGTCACGAGCCGCGCAAAACTGGCAAAACAGCTCAGAATGTCTGAACAATCCGTTCGGACAGCACTTATGCATTTGCAGTCAACCAACTGCATAACCAGCAAAGCAGGGCCAAGATATAGCGTTATCACGATAAATAATTACGCTGAAATTATTGGTTCAACCAAGCAATCAACCAGTAATCAACCAGCTCCTAACCAAGACTTAACAAAGATAACAAAGAAAACAAGACAGTCGTCGTCTGCGTGCGCGACGCCCGAACCGACTCCGACGAAGGCGACCTCTCCCGTGGTGTTGGAGTTCGAGCAGCACATCTGCAAGCTGAGCGCCCAAGGGAAGGCCCAGCTGACCGGATACGCCGACCGGCTGGGAGAAGAGTTGGTGCTGACTGTCATCGGCAGGTGCGCTGACCTTGGTGCCTACAGCTGGGTGTATGTCCGCAAGGCGCTGGCGGAGGCCGAGGCGCAAGGGTGCAAGTCCGTGGAAGAGTACCGCAAACTGCATCCAACCGGCAGCGGACGGAAGATCCGGGTTGACCGTGCAGAGCCCAGCGGGAACGATTTTCTCAAGAATGCTGGGCGGAGGCGACCGTTGAAAAAGAAAGGAGCATCTGAGTGTGATGATGGAAGCGCATAAATCAGAACCAAGCATCTGCTTCAATCTGGACTGCATGGAGGGAATGAAAGCTTTTCCTGATAAGCTTTTTGACCTTGCTGTGGTAGATCCGCCATATTTCAGCGGGCCGGAACGCCGAGGGTATTATGGCTCACGTGTCAGTAAAACTGGCGTACACCGTGACTATCCTATCACTCCGAAGTGGGATGTTCCCGGAAAAGATTACTTCGACGAGCTGCTTCGTGTGAGCAAGCACTACATCATATGGGGCTGCAACTACTTCGACTATCACTTTGCACCCGGCAGAATCGTTTGGGACAAGTGCAACGGCGGGACTTCGTTTTCTGACTGCGAAATTGCTGCAACCGACCTGTTTGATTCTGTCCGCCTGTTCCGGTATATGTGGAACGGCATGATGCAAGGCAAAAGCATTCACGAGGGACATATCCAGCAGGGGAACAAAACCCTGAATGAAAAGCGCATCCACCCGACTCAGAAACCGGTAGCATTGTATAGCTGGATTTTTCAGAAATATGCCAAGCCGGGACAGATGATTCTTGACACTCATGTTGGAAGCGGCAGCAGTCGGATTGCCGCCTATGATGCCGGCTTGTACTTCACTGGGTTTGAAATTTCGCAGGAGTATTTCCTCCTGCAGAAAGAACGCTACAAGGCATACACGGCTCAGACCGATATGTTTCATGCAGAAGGAGTAAACAAATGCGAATCCAATCATTGAATCAGCGCGATGATGCAAAGAAGGATGATGGCTCTGCAGTGATAGAGCTGAGCGGTCTGGAACTCATTGCGCTCAACAATATCTTGTCCAAGGTCTCAAAAGAGGCAGAATGCCGTTCTGAAATGCTTTTGAAAATGACCAGAGTGGTACATACCGCAAATTCCATCGTGCAGCATAGCAGCCTTGACAAAATCGATTTTCACAAGATGGAGGAGCTGGCATGACCTACGAGGAAAAGATAAACTGGCTCTTCCGCTATCGGGAAGCCGAAAGGCTCTATCAGCGGCTCTCCTACCGGCTGGCAGAGGCGCAGGAAGCCACCCGGCACATCACCCAGAACCTCAGCGCTGCGCCGGGCGGCAGCAAGGATGGGCAGAGCCTCGCCCGGGCAGTGGAGCGTCAGGAAGAGGCTGAGCGCCGCACCTACGCGCAGCTGGCAGTTCTTGATGCCTTGTTTGCGGAGATCGATGCCGTGCTTGTGCAGCTGGACTCCGCCGAATACTGCGCTCTTCGCAAATACTATCTTGACTGCTTGAAATGGGAGCAGGTAGCCGCAGACATGAATTTCACTTCCCGTGGCATTTTCGCCCTGCGCCGCCGGGCCATTGAACACCTGAAGCTCTGAAACTGTGCAGTATCCGTTCATTGTGCGTTCACTCTCTTCCGGTGTAAAATGATACCATCGGCAGAGCCGGAAAGGCCACCCGATACACGCAGCCTCCGCACCATGTCCTCCTTGACGATTGACCGCATGGTGTGCGGGCTGCTTCTATTATGCCGCCTGAGCGCAATTTGGTGCGCGGCGCGTGTGACCAGACACGGCTGGTTCGATTCCAAAGGCGGCACCATGACGCTGCGCCCCGCCGCAGCAACCGCCTGACGCATGGCCTGCGAAACCGCTTGGGGCTGGCGTGCCGGATGGGAGTCCCTCCTTCTCCCCGTGAGAGTCCGGCACACCACCGGAGGCCCCGGAATCCGCAGTGGGTTCAAGGATACCCCACCGGATGTGCGTCAATCACCCTGCACAGAAATGTGCGGGGATTTTTTATGCAAGAGAGGTGGTAAGGATGACCGACAAGCAGGAGCGTTTCTGCGAGGAATACATGATAGATCTGAACGCGACCCAAGCGGCCATCCGCGCCGGATACAGCCCCAAAACCGCGAATGAGCAAGGCTCGCAGCTCTTAGCAAAGCTTAGCATTCAAAACCGTATCGCCCAGCTTCAGGCTGAGCAGAGCCGTCGCACCGGCGTGTCTGCCGACCGGGTGGTGCGTGAGCTGGCCAAGGTAGCCTTTGTCAATGCGGGCGACCTCATCGATGCACGGACGGCCTCCCTGAAAAGCGATGCTGCCCCGGATGATCTGGCCGCTGTGCAGTCGGTCAAGGTCAAGACCTTCGGGGAGGACGGTCTTGAGCAGGAGGTGAAGCTGGCCGACAAGCTTCGGGCGCTCGACCTGCTGGGCAAACACCTCGGGATGTTCAACGGCGCGTCTGGCGATACCTCCGATCAGCTGGCCGAAGCACGCAAGCTCTTGGGAGGGATGGACAGTGTTATCGACTAAACAGAAAGAATATCTCACTTCCTGCTCCCACCGCTGGAATCTGAAAGTCGGAGCCACTGGTTCCGGCAAGAGCTGGCTGGACTATGCCGTGGTCATTCCCCAGCGCCTTCTGGCCCTGCGGGGCGAGGGGGCGGCCGTCATGCTGGGCAACACGCAAGGGACCCTCAGCCGGAATGTTCTGGACCCCATGCGGGAGATCTGGGGAGAGGCCCTT